CCGGGCAAGATTTATTCGCAAACCACCTATGTACAGTCAAGACCATTTCGCCTGATTTTGGCGAATAGTTTAAAGTTTTGTCCTCGTTACCGAACCAAAGCAGTTTAGTCTTGCCGTTACGCTTGCAAATATCCACACACAAGTCAACAAGTTTGTTGTATACTTTGCTATTCATCGTGTACGGTGCGGTTGTGTCGCTTGCACATTCGATTGTGACTGCCCTCTGGTCATTTGCATTGCTTGATGAACACCAAGAACGATTACCTTCATCTACACAAAGCAACACCCTGCCGTCATAGCCGATTCCGTAGTTACAGCTTGCCTCACAGGCTGTGTTCTGAAAAATGTTTCCGAGCGTTTCAACGTTACACTGACCGACTACACAATGCGGAGTAATGCGGTCAATACTGTGTGTGCGTTTACCGCTGTGGTTTGGGCTTAATTTTGTGTAATCAACAAGTTTTGAATTACTCATAATTATTCCTCGCTTTCTGCGTATAATTTTTTCAAGTCGATATTTTCCATAACTGCCCTTGCTTCAAGTACGGCTCTGTAATCGCTCATTGCTTTAATTTGCAAGTCATATGTACTGCGTGGGCAAGTCGGAATAAAATTCAGATTCCCTTTATCCCAGTTATCAAGCATTTTCTTTAAGCCGTCGTGGCGGATTGATAACTGCTGATATTCAGCGATAAACCTTTCTTTGTAATCTTCGCTTAACATTTTGTCAACAGTATTAGATAAAACCATAATTATTCCTCGCTTTCATCTGTTTTTACTTCGACTGTTGTCTTTAGCCTTTTAACGATTGATACCAAAAATTTTGGCAATGGAATACCGATTTTCGAGAGGTTTTCTAAAATTGAAATCAACTCGTTGATGATAAACCAAATCGTAACAATCATGCCGATGCAGTAGTTAATCCGCAGGTCGATTCCGCAGTTGACAAGTGCCGAGCTGATGAGATAGTCGGCAACAATACCTACCGCTACGGCTACGATATAGCCTACCTTTTTGATAATGCCTGTTACACCGACACGGCTGTTAAGCGTGTGGCTGATGTATGCCTGTGCCATTCCTGTGATGTAGTCGATAATCATTACCGCAATCATCACCGCAAACGGCACAAGCAAGATGTTAAGATATGCGACAATAGCACCGCATACCGTGGCAAATAATGCCTGTAAAATGTTTTCTTTCATTGTTTACACCTCGCTTTCGGCTCGTCAATGGTTGGATTGTCGCCCCAAACTGCCATGACAGCGTTATAGTATTCATCAGACAGCACCGTTTTGAGCTGTTCTCTGCCCGATTTGCTGTTCATGTATGCATTTCGGATGTTTCCGCCGACTTGCATTTCTTCACCGTTAAAGGTCAAAAACTGCTGTCTGAGTACCGACACGCTGTCCTTTGTGAGCATATCGAGTGTGATTTTTTCTTTAAGTTCCATTTTTCATACCTCCGTTATTTAATTTTGTACAAGCAAATCACATTAATTTGCTCGCCGTCTGCAAATGTGTAAGCCGTCTTATCCTGAGTCGAAAACTGTAGCCAAGTGTTATTTTTCGGAATGGCAAATTTAAAGAGCTTGCCAAGGTTTGAAATACCGACACAAAAAACATTGTCCTCGGAAATACATTTGTACGGCAAATCAATCAGCGGACACATGCTATTGCCGCCAAGAGATACTGCGTTCATTTTGACCGTTGCACTGACGATTACGATGTCACCAATCGTCTTATATGTACAGCTTGCACTTTTGATTTTATCTGCAATGGTTGAATAAGGGGTCAGCGTTGATGTTCCGCTTTCGATATTTGACGAATCGTATTTAGTTGCCAAGGCGGTTTTATCTGCTTTAACAAGCAGAGCGCTGTAAACCGTACCGCTCGTGAGATAGCACGGGCTATTATTTTTGGGTTCACTGTCAAACGGCATTGAATTGAGCTTTTGGGCAAGTTTTTGGTCTGTTTTTTCCTTCGTATATGCGTCCGTAATTCCGTACCCTGCGAGTGTAGTACTTTTATCTGCTTTGTTCGCAAGATTTGCGTCGGCCGTATCAAGCCTTGCTCCAAGCGAATTTTGACCGCCTCTTGCCGTGGCTATTTCGGTTTCAAGTGCAATTGCTCCGTCTGTTGCCCGTTCAATCCCCTCGTCCATATGGTTGAGGTTGTCGGCATTGAGGGGCGGAGCAGAGCCGTTCACAAAGACAATTTTATTGTATTTGTTCATTTTCTTTTACTTCCTTTCCTAATCGTTTTTCGCCCTTTGATGTGAGGGCAGTTATAAAACCGTCCATTTTCTTATTGAACACAAATGTTTCGATTGTCGGCAAATCTTCAAACGGAGTTTTAATTGTGTACTTATCGCCTGCCTCAAGCCACCAATACGAAAACAGCTTAATTTTTGTCGGGCGGTATTTATATACATCACCAAAAAAATTAACAGAATTATATTTTGTGCCGATATCACTTGCTGTTGTTCTGCACCTCATCAAAATGTTATCGGAAACATACCACGAAAAATCGTTACTGTTGCCATACAAATACGCTTTTTTATCAGCAAACTTAGCACTGTACATACGGATAGGCTCAAGTTCGTAATCTTCAAAGGATAAATCTTTGTACGAATCGATTGTTTCAACGGAAGATTGAGAATACAGCCTTTTAAAACGCATTTTTCCGTCGGCATCTATAACGGCAAAGCTCAAAGTTAACTCTGCATAAGCTTGGATTAAATCTGACAAGGTAATGTCCTTTATAACCTTTTCCACGCAGGTATCGTCAAATTTCAGCGGTACACTAAAGACAGATAAGCTCGGCGGTGAAACCCCTGTAATTGCATAATCTTTGGCAAATTCTGCGATTATTGAATAAAAGCTCTTAAAATTATCGTCTTTTTGATAGTGCGCATAACCATAAGCAAAGCTGCCGTCCTCGTTCTCTTTGCCTGCAAACCACAAAGACACATCTACCTTTGACATATCATAAAAAGCGTCATAGGCTGTGATTTTGACGATGTTACGCTGTTTTTTATCTCTTTGAGCCGACTGAATTTTACCGTAGAAAACAGGACATTCAACCGTTCCTGTTTCGACAGGACAAATAAGAGTATTTGACGGGTACAAATCATCTGACGGATACAGCTCCGATTCAAGATATGTTGCCGTTATGATGACCTGTACCGTCTTTCCTATCAAAGCCGAGCAATCATAATCAATGAGTTTCACGCTCATTTCAGAGGCTATGCAACCGCCGAATTTCAATTCTTTTTCAACGATTTCATTTTCAAGTGAAAAGCTGTCAAGCACGATACTTTCGCCGGTTATATCCTCAAAACTACCGTCAGGAGAATGCAGGGCAACGGTGTTGTAAAGTGTGTTTGTTTTCAGCTTATCAGCAATTTCTTTAGATACAAGCATTTTTAAGAATCACCCCTTAATACTCAATCAGCTCAACCGTAATCGGCTGATAGGTTATATCATTCTTTTCAGCATTCATTACGGTATATTCAATATCAGGAATATAAAAATAAGAGGTGTAATAGCTGTTCGTTTCATCGTTCCAATAAGTTACCCTGTACTTCCTCTGTAACTTATTCGCCATTGAGAGGTTGATAATCGACTGAAAATCAATCTTTTCGTCAAGATGAAGAATGTGAGTTGAAAACGAAATTTTTGTTTTGTAATTTGGCAGCGTTGCCCTTTGAAGCGTACCGTTCTGATCTCGTTCCGCAGAAGTTTCAAGTCGCTGATTCGGAGTTGATGAAAATGCGGTAATGTACTTATTCGGCATTATGTTGTTGCCGAATTTAAGCAAATAGCCGTTATAATTTGACATATCATTTCCCCCTTTATGCGAATGCGGATTTACCGTTGTGTCTGCGTCTGTAAAGCTCATCCTGTCTTATCATTTCTTCAAAAAGCGTTGAACCCTCAAGTTCTGCCGTAAACGAATAAGTGTTGCCGCCGTTATTGCGAAAGATAATGAACATTTCATAAATGCGTTTAAGCAGGTCAAGAATTTGTGTGAGAATCACTGTATCCTGACCGCCCGAATTGTCGAGCATACCCTGTAACTTGTTAAGAGGAGAAATAACCTCAGGGTTACCGCTGTTAGCACCTGCGTTATCGCCGACAACCGCAAGTGTCGGAGCTTTAACAATACCGCCTTTTGCAAATTTTCGTGCCGGTGATTCCGTGGGTTCTTCAAATCTCGGAATGAGAGGCGGATTTTCAGGCATTGAAAAACTCCAATCCTGTCCAAAAGCCGCTCCGATAATACCGGCTATTCCGCCGATTGAATTAACAACGCCAGAAACAAAGTTATAAATACCTGTCCACAACGCATTTATGCCGTCAATGATTGCGTTTATAATGAACTTAAACACGGCGCAAATGCCGTCCCAAATGCCTTTGAAGAAGTCGTAGATACCCTGCCATGCTTTGTTCCAATCGCCTGAGAAAACACCTGTAATGAAGTCAATTAGACCGCCGAATGTTTTCTGTATAGAGGTAACCAACCCACCGATAAATGTAAACACATTATCAAACACTCTTTTTACGGCATTGAAAACATTCTGAAATATAGGTCCCCAAAAGCTGACAAGCCAGTTTACAAACGGTGACAGGAAGTTATTCCACACGGTTGAAACACAGTCTGCAACCTTGCCGAAGAAGTTTATTGCACCCTCAAAAACAGGCTTCAGCCAGTTTTCCCAATCTGACTTTACTATTGCTACGATAAAATCCCACGCAGGCTTAATCCATTGATTGTAAACATTCATCAGGGTTGTGCCGATATTGGTAAACATATTGCAGACATTCTGAAAAATCTGCTGTCCGTTGCCGTTCCACCATTCGCTGATAATTGTTCCGATATCTCCGAAAATCTGACCGATAAAGTCAAACACATCTGCAAACTGCAATTGTAAATTTTCAAGAAATTCTGTGATTGTTGCACCGTCATTTTCAGTCCATTCAACAAGGCTTTCGGTTGCAGTTGAAAACGCACCCGAAACAACTTCGCCGACTGAACCCGCAAAGGTTGTAAGATCGCTTAAAAGATTGGAAATTGATTCTTCCATTTGAGGGCGAACATTGTCAATTGCATTGCCTGCAAGTGTACCGAAATTATCAAAAAAGGCTGAAAGGTTGTTATAGCCGTTTGTAAGATTGTTGCCTATGGTGTCGATAAAGCCGATAATCTTTTCCCTGTCTTTTGAGATCCACTTAGCAACACCGCCTGAAATGGTCTGAAACGACTTTCCGCCGATTGTCGCAACCGCTCCGAATGCAGAGCCGATTGTCCCGAGTTTTGCAGAACCGACCTTTTGCATTGTGCCGAATGCCTTTTGAACTATGGGAACAGCATTATCAAAAACGGTCTTGCAGTTCTTGCCTATAGCTGACCAATCAACCTTGTTAATACCTTTCTGTACATTCTCGACAAAGCCTTTAAATCCGCTTTTTTCGTATAGATTTTTGAATGCACCCGAAAGATTTTTGCTTGTGTCCTTGACAACATTCTTTGCAACAGCTCCGCCTGATGAACCGCCTGAAGAGCTTTTTGATGAGGAGGTGTCTGACTTTGGAGATGAGCTGTCAGAGCTTGAAAGCACATTCAGCTTATCAAAGCCCGCAACACTTCTCTTTGCTTTTTCGGAACTTTTCTGAACATTATCAAGTGACTTTGAACTGTCATCTGCCGTATCTGTAAGGCTTTTGGCAGAATCGGACGCAGATTTGATATTGCTTGCGGTGTTGTTGCCTGTATCCCAGCCGAAGACCTTTGAAAGCGATTCAACCGCACCTTTGGCATATTCCGTTAAAGTCGCAAGTGCGGAACTCAACCGCTTTACAACCTGAGTTGCCACCTGAAGAATAGGCTGACCGACTACGGCAAGGAGCTGTTTCCAACTTTCTCTGAGGTTGCCTGTTACATTCTCCCAACCGTCTGCTTCACGGCTTGCCTGTCCCATAGCACCCGAAAGCTGATTAGCGTCCTTGACCATTTGCAAAAGCGTGAGCTGTTTCTGCGATTCCGACAAATCCGTAAACGACTTACCATACAGCTTATTAGCCGCCGCATTTCGTGTGGTTTCAGTACAGGACAAACCGAGTGCGGCATCATTTTCAAAGTTACCTTTGAGGAATGATTTCAGGCTTTCTGCGGTGTCTTCAAGCGAACGGTCGTAATATGCGGCACTGTCGGCTGTTACCTGTAAAGCCTCTTGCATCATTCCCAAAGCACTTGAACTGTCCATACCCGTAGTTTTTGCAAAGGCATAAATGCTTGTGCCGACACCCTGTAATCGGGTTTCAAGAATACCGCTTTGATCGGCAACGCTCTGAATGGCTGATTCTGCCTGTGACTGCATTGTGCCGAATGTCTGCTCAAACTGTGAATTTGCCGCATTGACTTCCGCAGCCGATTCAATGCACTGCTGACCGAACTCCTTGATTTTGGCAACGGAAAAGGCGGCAACCACAGCCGCACCGATTTTCTTAAACGAAGATGAAACCGAATTGCTTAACTGCTCACTGCTGCCTTTGATGTTTGAAAACTCTTTCTCGGTTTTCTGAGAAACGCCCTCCGAAACCTTTGAAAAGGACTGTTTCATATCCGTGCTTACATTTTCAAAATCTTTTGAAAGACTTGAAAATGCCGAATCAAACTTTTTTGTAATTGAATCGGAAATCTTATGCAATGTTTTGGAAATATCATCACCCGTAAGCCTGACATCAAGCTCAATTTCACCCGCCTTTGTCGCCATATTCACCACTTCCTTTCATTTTAGATTCTTTAAAAACAGGCATAAAAACAGCGCACACCGTTATGATGTACGCTTAAAAATTTTGCAAAAGAACAGCCACCCCATTTGGAGTGGCTTTTTGTTTTAGTTGTTGAGTTCGTAGTATTTGATGTCGATTTTCGGAAGTGACACATTGTTGCCCATTACGGTTTCATATGTATAGTCGCCGTCACAAGTTCCCCAGAATGTGATTACATCATCTTCAAGGAGTTTG